CGGTTTAGATAGAGACGGATACACGGTTCCGTTCTTTAGATCTATTACAATATACACAATGTCTAGAAAAAGATTTAATAGCTATACACTAGTAAATCCTATGATACAAAACTGGACATCGGGCGGTATGGACTACGCCCAAGGCAACGGCATGAATGATATGTCAATGACCCTACAATACGAAACTGTTTTCTATGGATATGGTACTGTAACTAAAGGTGTCGAACCTAAAGGATTTGCTGAATTACACTACGATTCGGCTCCTAGCCCATTAAGCATATTTGGTGGCGGAACTACCAGTTTGTTCGGAGCAGGTGGATTATTTGAAGGAATTGGAGCAGTTGCTGGAGGCCTAGCAGGTGCCGACGATATCTTCCCTCCTACTGATAATAATCTAGTAGCAGGCGGAGCAGGATTTTTTAGTACAGCTATAGCTGCTATTAATACATACAAGAACTTTAGAAACATCACTGCCGCTACATTACAACAAGAAGCGGCAAATATATTATTAGTGCCTAATCGTTTATCTAACAGTGTAAGCGGACTCCCAGGCGTAAACTTCCCTAGATAAGAGAGATACATGGCTACAAATATTCTAACAAATTTACCGCAAGTACAGAACACTGATTCTGCCAGTAAAACTAAACTGTATTTTAATCAGTATGGCGAGCAAGGACAACAATTTAACGCAGCTGATGTAGATGCTACTATTGGTTTCCTACAGAACAAAGGGTTCGGTAATCAAGCGGCTACTGTTACTGCTATGGTGTTATTAACACAAGCAAAGATCGACGGAATAAATGTCTTTAATCTTTTAGAAACACTGAAAGGATTGGAAACATTACAATTATCAGCATTGGTAGGACAGATATTAAACAACAACAGATCGCCTACATCTTCTTTAGGATATAGGACTGCTGCTGTTAAGAATAACTACCAAGAAAGAAACATAGCAGCATAATGCCCAAGTTTGCCCAAGGTCGGTTCGATATGAAGAACCCTGGAAAATACATAGGAAAGAGAACTCCTATGGCAAGAAGCAGTTGGGAGTTTGTGTTTATGCGAATGCTCGACGAACACCCTGGTGTAGAGCGATGGGCTAGCGAAAGTATACAGATACCTTATAGAGATCCATTAACAGGAAGATATACGATTTACGTACCTGATTTCTTTATACAGTATATTGACAAGAATAAAAACAAACACGCAGAAGTAGTAGAAGTAAAACCAGCAAGTCAGACACTTAGAGAAAAAGTGGGCAAAAGCGGATATAATCAAGAGCAGTATATAAAGAATTTAGCTAAATGGGAAGCGGCCACAGCTTGGTGTAAACAAAACGGACTGAAGTTCAGAGTCGTAAACGAGGACGATATTTTTCATCAAGGATCGAAACGCCGATAAGTATAGTATGACTAAAAAATTAGAAGAACTGTTTAATTTGGATAACCCGGAAACTGTTGAAAAATCGACAGTAACCCCAACTGAGCCAACCAAAGAAAACATCAATAGTTTAGAACGCAGTTATAAAGAAGTTGAGCAGATCGCAGGATCTTTGCCTAGGATTGACGATCTAGAAACTCTAGACGAAAAAGACCTAGACAGCCTAGCTCAAAAAGCAGAAAAAGCCTACGACGAATTAATGGATCTAGGTATGAATGTAGAAGTACGTTATAGCGGACGTATTTTTGAAGTAGCTGGCACTATGATGAAAAACGCCATAGATGCTAAATCAGCTAAAATTGATAAGAAATTAAAAGCAGTTGACTTAAAATTAAAGAAATTAAAGATAGATAAAGATGCCGGCGATGACGATCCTAGTATGCTAAACGGCCAAGGTTTCATCGTTACTGATCGTAATGATCTATTGAAAAAACTTTCAGGAAAAGCATAAATATGAGTATGAAATCACTTAAAGAATATTTGACAGAAAGCCACAAGACCTACGGTTTCCGTATCAAGGTCGCTGGTAAGTTTTCTGAAGATTTTGCCGAAAACGCTAAATCAGCGTTGGGCAAGTTCGGCTGTGGAGATATGAAGAAAGTCAGTTCTATCCCCATTCAAAACAAACACATCGATTTTCCACAATTGGATAATATCGAAGTAACTGTGTTTGAAGCAGAATGTTCATATCCCACAACACCAATCGAAGTAGCAGCAGCTATACGCGATACAGTAAAGATTCCAGAATCAAATTTCAATGTTCGTACACTAAACGATACGACTGAAATTTATTTTCCGGTGGACGCTCCAAAGAGCGGCAAAGCATTGTTAGACGACCCAGATTACAAAGAATATCCAAAGATCAAATCTAAAGACTATTTCGGGGACGACTTTAACAAATCATTCCTGCGCGATCTAGACAAGTCCGCAAAGACTCGTAAAAAAGAACTAGGTCAGAACGTAGAATACAAATTACCTAAACATAAAGAAGACAAAGCTGGCACAGCTAGCGCAGTCGGGAGTTCTAAATGAATTTTAACGATATCTACAAAAAAGTAGTAGAGCTAGACACACCAGTCAATGAAGCCAAGGTCGAAGAGTGCGGCATGCCAATGCCAAGTTCTAGTCCTTCAACTACACCACCAACAATGAGTGTTAACCTAAACGCACAGGGTCTAGATGACATTGCTGAGCTAATGAAGCTTATGACCAAAGTCAATCCAGAAATGATGCCCAAAGGTGAAACACCTCCATTACCGTCTATGACTGATCCTGTTTTCAAGATCGCTAGCACACCTAGCGCAGGCGACGAAATGGCTCGTCTACGAGACAAGATGCTTCCTCCGCCAGACGACATGGACGATGAACCAGAAGATGAATCAGTAGGCGGTGGGTTTGATTCTGCTTCTACAAGCCCTGATGAAAAGATCAGCGACTTCAAAGCTGCTGTTCCAAACGGCAATGATCTACACAAAGAAAAGAAAATGTACCCACGCAGCCAACCAGGTGATAACCCAAGAGCAGTAGAAAGTACTGAACTAGTTGATCGCCTAAGAGAAAGCCTAGCTGCTGAGTTAGCTGCTCTTAAACAACAGTAAAAATAACTAATCCAAATAGGCCCTTCGGGGCCTATTTTTTTCATTAAATAAAAGCATGAGTAAAAGCCTAGACGGAGTCTTAATTAAAAAGGCTCATGCCCAACAACGTTACACTTTGGAAGAAGTCAAGCACCTAGAAGCTTGTATGGATCCAGTAACAGGGCCACTATATTTTTGTAAAAACTTCTTAAAGATCCAGCATCCTGTACGTGGATCAATTCCTTTCGAACCTTACGAATTCCAAGAACGTCTAATCGAATCTTATCACGGAAACAAACAGTGTATAGCTATGCTGCCACGTCAGATGGGCAAGACTACTTGTGCTTGCGGATATCTTTTATGGTACACGATGTTTGTTCCAGAAGCTCAAGTATTGATAGCTGCGCACAAGTATGAAGGTGCTCAGGATATCATGAACAGATATAGGTATGGATATGAAAATTTACCTGACTTTATACGTGCTGGTGTGTATAGCTACAATCGTAATACTATCGAGTATGACAACGGTGCCCGAATACAAGCAACAACTACAACAGAAAACACCGGTCGTGGTAAGTCTCTATCTTTAATTTACTGTGACGAGTTTGCGTTCGTACAGCCGCCAGAGAAAGCCAAAGAGTTCTGGACTGCGCTATCACCGACACTGTCAACTGGTGGTAAATGTATTATTACATCGACACCAAACTCAGACGAAGATCAGTTCGCTTTAATTTGGACTGAAGCTAACAAGAAGTTTGACGAGTTTGGGCATGAACAGAAATTAGGAACTAACGGGTTCCATTCATTCTTTGCTCATTGGGCAGAACATCCAGATCGAGATGAAGAATGGGCACGTATAGAACGTGCCAAGATCGGAGAAGAACGTTTCCGTCGTGAGTTTGATTGCGAATTCTTGATCTTTGACGAAACGTTGATCAACGCAGTTAGACTGGCTGAAATGAAAGGTGTTGAGCCTATAATGACTATGGGGCAAACACGCTGGTACAAAGATATCGATCCTAAGTGTACATATCTAGTATCTTTAGACCCTAGTTTAGGCACAGGCGGTGACTATGGTGCTATTCAAGTATTCGAAATGCCATCGATGCAGCAGGTAGCAGAGTGGCGTCATAATCTAACACCAATACAGTCGCAGGTTAAACACATGCGAGAGATTTTAAAGTATATCACTGAACGTGGAAACGAAAAGGGCGGAGCTCCTCAGATTTATTATTCTGTAGAAAACAATACGCTAGGTGAAGCAGCACTTATCACTATACGTGATCTAGGTGAAGAAAACTTCCCTGGGCTATTCTTAAGTGAACCTATACGTAAAGGGCATGTACGCAAGTTCCGTAAAGGATTCAACACAACACACAAAACCAAGATCACAGCATGTTCTATACTGAAAAATCTGTTAGAAACACAGCGTATGAAGATCTACTCAAAACCTTTGATTTCAGAGCTAAAAACATTCGTAGCACACGGAGTAGGGTTTGGTGCTAAAACGGGTGAGCACGACGACCTAGTATCTGCTATGCTGCTTATTATACGTATGGCCGGGGTATTAGCCGATTGGGATCCGCAGATTTACGACAAGATGACCGAACAATTAACCGAAGATCAAATGCCTATGCCTATCTTCGTTAGCAGTGGATTTTAGATAAATATTAACATGGAAGATAATTTAAAAAGCATTAGCACCGATCTTTTCTACAAAGTTAGAAGCCGTTTCTCTGGCTTAAAACTAGGTAAAGAAACTGGCGAAGTCACGATAAATCCAGAGGAAGCTGTATTCTTCGATTTTGACTACATGGAAGGTGAAAACCCCCTAGGGCATGTTAGCATCTGTCTAGCAGAGCAGGGCAACATGAAGGTCTACTACAGCACAGGTATCGCAGAATCAATGAGCCCTGTACAAAAGAATGGATGGTATGATTTTCTAAGATCACTTAGAGAATTTGCCAAACGTAGGCTAATGAGCTTTGATACCAGAGATATCACTAAGGATAATTTGGATAAGAGAGACTATGCTTTCTTGTCGCAATATTCAAACAATTCACCCGTCGGAGAATCAATTATGAAAGAAGGTATGTACGGTAGCTCTAAGACTAGCTATCAGAAATTAGAAAATACCAAACTAATCGTTAAGCACAGCAAGCAGGTCGATGAAACATCACCAGGCGCACGAACAAGAAACATCACAGGTTTGTTTATTGAGAACGGCGACGGTGAAAGATTCAAATATCCATTTATCCACTTAGCAGGTGCTCGTGCGATGCAACGCCATGTTCAAGAAGGCGGGTTGCCATATGATGAAATTGGTCGTCATATTGTTAGCATGAGCGAACAGATCGCACAATTAAAGAATTTCGGAAACTATGTTGTTCGTAATGATCTAATGAATTCAGAAACAAACGGCATAGTAGAACGCAGTAGCGAAGCATTAAACAGGCTCAGAGAAGAAATCAAGAAACTAGCAAGAAGAGGCCACTACGAACAATTCCGTGCTGGATTCCAAGAACAACAAATTAACAATGAAATCCCACAAGATGTTATCGAAGATTTGACTAACAAGTTTACAGTTAAGAATTTCAAAGAAGACATCAAGTCGGTATTTCCAATCATTTATAATCTTATGAAAGAAGACAACAAAGAAATAGGCTACGACGACGTAGTCGCCTTAACAACGGAAGACACTCAAGAAGAGGAACTACTGCCAGCAACACATGAAACATCGTCAGAATTTGATCGCTTCGAATCATGGGTATTAAACCTAGGTGAAGAAAGCGCGATCCAGAGCAGCGATGAGGAAGAAAAAACAGCAGCCGTAGAAAAATTACAAAGCCTAGTAGGACAACATTTCCCAGCAGGAACAGATGGCACTAACGCAATTCAAGCATTAAAAGGCATCATTGAAGATCCTCAACTCAGCAGTGCTATTAAACAGGCAAGCAAGGAAGACGCAGACAGTTGTGTGCGTCCACTAGTTTATCAATGGTTAGAACAGAACGCTCCTGACGCATTAGAAAAATTAGATTTTGGCGATATGGAACAACCTGAACAAGGTCAAGACCAAGCAGCCCCGGGAGCAGAACAGGAACAGCCTGAGCAAGAAGAGGCAAGCGATCCTAATCATCCTGAATACAAAAAGAAAGATGATTACGATCTTCCACCAGGCAAGAGAGGTTATGGTACTAAGGATTATGAGAAGCCAGATTGGAGAAGTCATGACGACAGACATAAGCGTGATTTCCGTAAACGCTCTGGTCAACAAGAATCCGGTATGAGAGAACTGGCCGAATTCATTGGCTCGTTCTATGACAAAGAGTCAGGCACATTCCCCAAAGGCCCAGAAGGCGTTTGTACTATGGTAGGCAAGAAGTACGGTGAACAGGCAGAAGCAGTTGCTCGTAAATTTGTCGAAAGAATGGCTCCACAACAATCAACACAACAAAGCCCAGAACTAGCAGAATTAGCACGTATTAAAGAACTAGTAAAATTCTAAATGTAACTATTTGAAAAGGCTCTTCGGAGCCTTTTCTTTTGGCGAAAAAAAATTTCACAATCCTATTGACTTTGCTAAATACTTCACGCATAATAGTTGTTATGCGTAAGGCATACATTTTAAGGCAAAACATAGGAGGCATATAAAATGGCTACATTAGCAGAAATCCGTGCGAAACTTCAAGAAGCACAATCAAAGCAAGGCGGCGGTGAAAAGACCGGCGGCGACAACGCAATTTACCCACACTGGAATATGGAAGAAGGCAAGGAAGCCACAATCCGTTTCTTACCAGATGGGGATCCAAACAACACATTTTTCTGGGCAGAGCGAGCAATGATCAAGTTGCCGTTCGCAGGCATCAAGGGTGACACATCCAGCAAGCCTGTAACTGTTCAGGTACCTTGCGTAGAAATGTGGGGTGAAACTTGCCCAATCCTTACAGAAGTTCGTGGTTGGTTCAAGGACAAGAGTCTTGAAGACATGGGTCGTAAGTATTGGAAGAAACGTTCTTACATCTTCCAAGGATTCGTTGTAAAGAATCCAATCGGTGATGACACTACACCAGAAAATCCAATCCGCAGATTTATCATTGGTCCTCAGATCTATCAAATCATTCGCAGTGCTTTGATGGACCCAGAACTCAACGAGTTGCCAACTGATTTCCTTAAAGGTGTTGATTTCCGTATCGCTAAGACATCTAAGGGTGGTTACGCTGACTACTCTACTAGTAAGTGGAGTCGTAATGAGCGTTCATTGTCAGCTGAAGAAGCTGCCGCAATTGAAACTCATGGCTTGTTTACACTCAAGGACTTCCTACCTAAGAAGCCAACTGAAGTTGAGCTTAAGGTAATGAAGGAAATGTTTGAAGCATCTGTCGATGGTGAAGCATACGATATGGAACGTTGGGGCCAGTACTTCAAGCCAGCAGGTTTGAGCCAAAACACTGGTGATCCTAACAAGCCATCCGCAACAGCATATACTCCAGCATCTGCGCCAGCAGCAGCTGATGACGGTGATGACGAGCCAGCTCCAGTAGCTAAGGCAGCAGCACCAGCAGCAGCACCAGCCGGTGACAATTCAAGTCGTGCGCAAGACATTCTTGCCATGATTCGCAATCGTCAAAAGCAGTAAGGCTAATATAGAGTGTGGGTACGCCCACACTCTCTTTCATATCTGGAGAATAACATGGCAAAACTAACAAAATTGGCAAAGGTCAACGAGTCTATCACAATCAATCGTTACGACAACGGTTGGATGGTAGAAGTTGGCGGCCGAAACAAAGATGAAGATTGGAAGACCACTAAGACAATGTGTAACACCGAAGAGGAAGTTATCGCAGTGATCAAGGAGTGGAATTCAATGGAGTTAGACAACTAATGAATAAACCATTTGATCTTTCTAAATTTAGAAAGTCATTAACTAAGTCTATCGAAGGACTTGGTATTGGCTTCAATGACCCAACTGATTGGGTTTCTACAGGTAACTACGCTTTAAATTATTTGATCAGTGGATCATTTCATAAAGGTGTGCCGCTAGGTAAAGTTACAGTGTTTGCCGGCGAATCAGGTGCCGGCAAGTCATATATCTGTTCTGGCAATATCATTAGAGCTGCTCAACAGCAAGGTATCTATACTATCTTGGTTGATTCAGAAAATGCTCTAGACGAAGATTGGTTGAAAGCATTAGGTGTTGATACAGCAGAAGACAAACTGCTAAAGCTCAACATCGCAATGATTGATGATGTGGCAAAGACTATCAACGAGTTCATGAAAGAGTACAAGGCAATGCCAGAAGAAGGTAAGCCTAAGATTCTTTTCGTGATCGATTCACTTGGTATGTTGTTGACTCCTACAGATGTTAATCAGTTTGAAGCAGGCGACCTGAAAGGTGACATGGGCCGTAAGCCTAAGGCACTGACAGCACTTGTTCGTAACTGTGTTAACATGTTCGGCAGTCACAATGTTGGATTGGTAGCAACTAATCACACATATGCTTCGCAAGATATGTTTGACCCAGATGACAAGATCAGCGGCGGCCAAGGTTTTATCTACGCATCAAGTATCGTTGTAGCTATGAAGAAACTCAAGCTCAAAGAAGATGATGACGGCAATAAGATCAGCGAAGTGCGTGGTATCCGTGCCGCATGTAAAGTGATGAAAACACGTTACGCTAAACCTTTTGAAAGTGTACAGGTTAAGATTCCTTATGAAACAGGTATGAATCCATATAGTGGACT